GAGCTTGGCGTATCAGCACGTCACATGATGCAGACCTTGGGCACCGAATGGGGCAGGGCTTGCATCCATCCCGATTTCTGGGTGATGATCGCCCGCGTTGAGGCGCAACGGATCATGGCTGATGGCAGATCCGTCGTGATCGATGACGTAAGGTTTCCCAACGAAGCCGCAATGATCCGCGACCTCGGCGGTGAGCTGTGGCGCATCGACCGCCCTGGTGTCGCCTACAGCGGAGATCACAGCAGCGAAGGCGCACTGGAAGACGTCACTCCTGATCGGGTGATCGTCAATGATGGGACTATTGATCAACTCAAGGAGAGGATTTATGGCTGATCAGCAGCATCGCGCAACGGCTGGCGAGTGGGCCTCCGTCAAGGCCTGTGCTAATGACGTGGTGACCTACTCCACCATTCTCGAACTGCTCCACAGGATTGAGGCGCTGGAGGCCGCTCAGCAAGCCAAGCCCAACCATCCGGAAAAACCAGATAGTCCGCTGGTGGATCGGGTGGCCTTTGCGATCACCGGGGACAGCGACGAACTGATCAACTGGAAGCCAGAAGCCCGCGCTGCGATCCGCGCTGTAGCGGCTTGGATGACTAGCAATCCTGACCATCACTTCCCGCCAGCTCTTGTCTTTGCTTTGGATAAGGAGGCCGAGCATCGTTGATGAGCAACGAATCCAAACTTCTGACAACCATTGCTCTGCAGATCGAACATTGCCAAACCCAGGGTTGCACCAACACAGAATCAGCGCAGGCGGTAATCGACGCTGCTGCCGATTGGTTTGAGGACACCCTCAGTCGAATCGGCATGTCGCCCGCAATGATCCCTAACTTGCTGCGGTGGCAAGCACGCCAACACGAGCACCTAAGCTAAGCTGACCAAGCCATTTGTAACGGTTAGGCGTCCCAGTCAGCAGCTGGGTGATCAAGCCGGGCAAGGCGCGCGAGCCTCCGGTGTTTCTGCTACTCATCAGCCAGGGCTTCGGCTCTGGTTTTTTTGCTATCGGTAGACTGCAATCAACGCAGCGTCGCAGATGTACTCAGGGTTTCGCCATTACGATCGCGCATCCGCTAAGCGCGCCGTCACCAAAGTTGACGACCCGTGCGCGGCTTGGCACGCGATGGAGCCGGCCTGGATCTTGATCGAAGACCTCGCCAAAGGCACCGTTGCGATGCGGCGGAAGCACCGCACTTATCTTCCGCAGGAGCCAAGGGAGCAAGATTCCAGTTACGATAATCGCCTCGCGCGCTCAACCTGCCCGCCGTATCTCGTCCGCATTGAGCGGATGCTCGCCGGCATGCTGACACGCAAACCCGTTCGGCTCAATGACACCGGTGACACGATCCGCGAGCAGCTGTTTGATGTTGATTTGCAAGGCAATGATCTGAATACCTGGTGCTACGAAACCGCTCGCACGATGATCCGTTACGGGCACGTCGGTGTTCTTGTTGATGCACCGCAAGACGGCGGCAGACCGTACTGGATTGCGTATTCACCCAGAGACATCCTCGGTTGGCGCACTGAATTAGAAGATGGCGCGCAGAAACTAACGCAGCTGCGATTGCGGGAAGTGATCACTGAACCCGATGGTGATTATGGCGAGAAAGCAGTTGAGCAGGTGCGGGTGCTGACGCCTGGTGCGTATGAGCTGCATCGCAAAGATGATGACACCGGTGATTTCAAGCTTTACGACGAAGGCACAACAACGCTTGATCGGATCCCGTTCTCGGTTGCATATTCCGACCGCGTTGGCTACATGGAATCGCGGCCACCGCTGCAGGACATCGCAGAGCTGAACCTGAAGACCTATCAGGTGCAATCTGATCTCGACAACCAGCTGCACATCTCAGCGGTGCCGATGCTGGCGTTTTATGGCTTCCCATCCAGCGCTGAGGAGGTATCAGCCGGGCCGGGTGAAGCAATCGCATTTCCAGCGGAAGGTCGTGCGGAGTACATCGAACCCGATGGCAAGAGCTTCGACTACCAGTTCAAGCGACTCGATCAGCTTGCATCGCAGATCAATGAACTAGGACTTGCGGCAGTGCTCGGCCAAAAGCTATCAGCCGAAACCGCTGAGGCAAAACGCATCGATCGCAGCCAAGGTGACAGCACGATGATGGTGATCGCCCAAAATGTGCAGGACATGATTGATAACTGCCTGCAGTTTCATGCGGAGTTTCTCAGCACACCAGAACAGGCCGGTAGTTGTTACGTGAACCGCGATTTCCTTGGCACCAGATTGGAGCCGCAGGATGTGTTAGCGCTGCTGCAAGTTTACACCGCAGGCACCATCACGCAAGAAACATTCTTGACGCGACTGTCTGAAGGTGAAGTGCTTGGTGATGACTTTGACATCGAAGCAGAACTTGAAGCAACGCAACCATGATCAACGCATTGCTATGGGCAGCAGCGTGGTTCATCCCATCGGATGAACAGCAACCCATGGGACCAGTGACGGTGTATTGCCATAAGCTACCAGAGGAAGTGTTTGCCATATTGCGCGCATCATGGGACAACAAAGTCGAGGAAGTTACTGTTTATGAATCCGAAACTGCTTACGATGACTTCAATGAGATGCTTGTCTGCGCATTAGAAGAAGGCGCAGAGGTTGACGTCCAAACCGAATATCACCCAAGTGATATTGGTATCCACGTAGAGCAGTGACGATCCCGCCGAATGTTGATGCGATCTTTCGTAACGCGATCGATCTGAACCAATACAGCAACAGCGTTGCTAGGCGCATCATCAACATTTACAACGACATCATCATCGATGCAGTGAACCAGCTGCAAACGATCGATGAAGCAAGGGCACCAGTCAAAGCCGCGCGGTTGCGTGCAATCCTTGCGCAGCTGAAAGAAAGCCTTGCAACATGGGCAGGTGATGCAACTGAGATCACGGCACTTGAACTGCAAGGCTTAGCTGAGTTGCAATCTGAATTCGTTGAGGAGCAGCTGCGGCTAGCATTGCCAGCTGGCTCCAGGGATATGGTCCGCACCGTTGAGATTAGCCCGCAGTTTGCGCAGTCAGTTGTCACCACTGACCCAACGCAGATCAATGTCGTAGCGCTGAGTGATGACCTATTCGCTGCAGTTGAAGGTGCACCGCAAACCTTCAGCCTGACTGCACCTAAGGGCGCGATGATCACATTACCCAATGGCCGCGTCGTGGAGAAGTCATTTCGTGGCCTAGCGGAATCGCAAGCGGAGCGGTTCAGCAGCAGCGTCCGGCAGGCATTACTGACAGGTGAGACAACGCAAGAGCTATCACGCAGGTTGCGTGGTACGTTGGAGTTCGGCGAAGAAGCGAAGACCATCAAACAGCTTGCATTATCTGGCGGTGAAGCAACCAAAATGGCAGGCCATCAGGTAACCACCATCGTCCGCACAAGTGTCAACCAAGTGGCAAATGCTGCTAGTCAGCAGGTGTATGAAGCCAATCAAGACATCACCAAGAAGTACAGATACGTCGCAACACTTGACAGCCGCACGACTGCAATTTGCCGCGCTTTAGATGGCCGTGAGTTTGAATATGGCAAAGGCCCAACACCGCCCCAGCATTTTTCATGTCGCAGCACGACAGTTCCCGTCATTGATTACGAAGGGCTTGGATTTGATCCGCCGCGGCCCGGTAAACGCGCAGCTAAAGGCGGCATGGTTGATTCTGATACCAGCTATGGCCAGTGGTTGCTGCAGCAAGGCAGAGAACGGCAAGAGGAAGTGCTCGGCAGCAAAGCGCCATATTTCAGGATGCTGGCACGCAAGCATGGCGCCCGTGATGCGATGGCGAAACTGGTACGAGAGGATGGCCGAGAGCTAACATTGGAGCAGCTGCGGAGGCGTTACGGTGCCACTCCGAAAGGGTAAATCTCAGCTAACGATTTCGCAAAACATCCGCAAACTAATCAAAGAAGGCTACAGCAGGCAGCAGGCGGCTGCTATTGCTTACTCCCAAGCTGGGATGACAAGTAAACGCAAAACACCAAAACGCCGACGGTAGACTGCCTGTAGCTGCTATTGCGTCATGCCTGGCTACATGAAAGGCCCGAAGAAGCCGCAAAAACCTATGGGTAAAAAGGGAGGCAAAAAGAAGTGAAACGCGGCGATCGGGTGAGCTGGGCCTATCAAGGCAAACGCACCTACGGCACTGTGACCAGTATTGGCGGCAAGCGTGCCACGATCAATACTCCAAACGGCGGCACCGTGACCCGCGTCGGTACTGACGACGACCCGATCGTGCGGATCAAATCCGAATCCACCGGTAATGCCGTGATCAAAACACGATCGCAGCTGCGGCCAGCGCCGAGGAAAGGCCGATGATCGACTATCGCGGTGAGCGGTTCGCTGGCTACAACAAACCCAAGCGGACGCCCAATCACCCAACAAAATCCCATGCGGTGCTTGCTAAAAAAGGCGACACCGTAAAGCTGATCCGGTTTGGGCAGCAAGGCGTCAGCGGCAGCCCACCACGCAAAGGTGAATCCAAGGCCGATGCAGCCAGGCGGCGTGCATTCAAAGCGCGCCATGCGACAAACATCCGCAAGGGGAAGATGTCGGCAGCGTACTGGTCAGATCGCGCAAAATGGTGATTAAGATGGATTGCACTTAACCCTGCGGGTTATCAATGTCCGAAGAAAACACACAGCCCACTACAGAGCAGCCTGCGGCTCCTGTAGCAACACCGCCAGCACCGCCAGCAGCTGACATCGACGCATTGCAACGCAGCATCCAGAATCTGGAGCGCAAAAACCAGGAGCTTGCAGACGAAAAGCGTAAACTCCGCAAATACGAAAAGATGGCGGAGACGTTGCCTGATGGAGTGGACATCAAAGAACTCCTTGAC